CAGGTTGAATGGGATACCTATAAAAATATGATATTGATTTCCAATAAAGAAGGATTACAGAAAATACCTACAAGAATACTTAAAATAATAGAGTTATAAATGGCATCACCAATATATTTTTTTACCAGAAGTGGTTGTATCTGGTGTCAGAAAATGAAACCGTCCATTGATGAAATAAATAAAACATTAAATGACGAACAAAAGATAGAGATACTTTCTATTGACGACCAAAAATCAAAAACAATCTACGATAACATCATTCGTATGAATAAGCTACAGAATGTTGTTCCACTAATGTATAATTCAAATATAGGAACAACGCTTTTAGGTTATAAGGATATAAGAGACATCAGAAAGTTTCTTAAAGCAGAACCAATTGATTATAAAAAACCATTAACAGCTTTACCTCACTTTGACATAAAAAATAGTTCAATAAAAGACTTGGATAAGTGGAAGAAAGATGTTATATTATGGTATGAAGTTAATAAAGCCAATCTTCCATCAAATGTTGTAGATAAACAGAGAATGATTGATATGGTCTATAAACAATTTATGGCTTATAGAACAAAACCCTTGACTATTGAAGAAAGATTTAGTAAATTAGAGGAACAATCACAAGAATACAATGTGAGATATGAAAAGATGAATAAAGAATTAAAAAACCTAAAGCTACAAATAAAAAAGCTAAAAAGGCTAAAATAAAGCTTGTTTTTTAATAAAAAAATCCGTATATTATATGGATAGGTTACAAGTAAATATTTTAAATGAATATTTATACTAGTAATACTAATAATAATAAATAAACATAATGGAGAAACATAATGGACTTAGATGCTATAAAAAGCCGTCTCAATCAGTTACAAAGTACTACTACAAATAGTTTTTGGAAACCTCAACCTGGAAAATCACAAATTAGGATAGTACCTTATTTACATAATAAGAGCAATCCTTTTAGTGAGCTTTTCTTTCACTACTCATTAGTACCAAATAAAACGGTGTTATCACCTTTATCATTTGGACGACCTGATCCAGTTCAACAATTTGCTGACAAACTTAAAGGTTCTGGCAACAAAGATGAATGGATTCAAGGAAAGAGAATTGAACCAAAGATGAGAACTTTTGTTCCTGTCATTGTTCGTGGTGAAGAGAGTGAAGGTGTTAAGTTTTGGGGTTTTGGTAAAACTGTATATCAAGAACTTCTTGGTATAATCGCTGATCCAGATTACGGTGATATATCCGATTCTACAACAGGTCGTGATATTGTTGTTGAAAGACAAACACCTGCTGAAGCTGGTAATCAGTATGGTAAGACAACTATTCGTGTCAAGCCAAATCAAACAAATCTTTCTGATGATTCTACTACACTTCAGAAACTTTTGGAAACACAACCAAATTTGACAGAGTTATATAATGAACCAACTTATGATGAGTTAAAAGAACATTTATCAGGTTTCTTGAATCCACAAGATTCTACAACAGAAACCACAAGTGAACCAGAAATGGTTACTACAGAAAAATCTTCTAATGTAGAAGATGATTTTGATAAGTTATTTAATTCGTAATTAACCGCGTGGTAGAGGTGTGCTGGTTTCCTCCTTTTTCCGGCACACCTCATTTTTTTGGAGAAATAAATGTCAAATAAAGATGAATTAGCCGGTATTCTTGCCGGTGAATTAAACAAACAATTCAAATCACATCAAGTTGCTTACTTTTTAGATGGTGCTCAAGAAACACCAACCGATATTACAGATTGGGTTGGAACAGGCTCTACCTTATTAGATTTAGCAATATCAAACAGACCTAATGGTGGTTTAGCTGCTGGTAGGATTACTGAAATAAACGGACTAGAGGGAACTGGTAAATCACTTATCGGTGCTCACGCTCTTGCTTCTACACAGAAGAAAGATGGTTTAGCTGTTTATATTGATACTGAATCTGCTGTATCAGCTGAGTTTTTACAATCAATTGGTGTAGATACCAAATCTATGATGTATATTCATTTAGAAACTGTTGAAGATATATTTGATGCGATTGAAACAATTGTTACAAAAGTAAGAGAATCAGATAATGACCGATTAGTTACAATTCTTGTAGATAGTTTGGCTGCTGCTTCTACTAAAGTAGAGATGGATGCTGACTTTGACAAAGATGGTTGGGCTACAAGTAAAGCTATTGTCTTATCTAAAGCTATGAGAAAGATAACTCAGTTAACTGCTCGTCAAAAAGTATGTTTGATTTTCACAAATCAATTAAGACAAAAGATGGGTGTAATGTTCGGTGATCCTTGGACAACAAGTGGTGGTAAGGCTTTACCTTTCCACGCTTCTACTCGTATTCGTTTAAAAAATATGGGACAAATCAAAGATACTAAAAAGAATACTATTGGTATTAAGATTAGGGCTCAAGTAATCAAGAACAGATTAGGTCCACCTTTAAGAAGTGCAGAGTTTCCTTTATACTTTGATAAGGGTATTGATGACTTTGGTAGTTGGTTAACTATAATGAAAGACCATAAGTTAGTTAAACAAGCTGGTGCTTGGTACACTTATACAGACCAAAATGGTAAAGACCATAAGTTTCAATCAAAAGACTTTGGTGCTTTGATTTCCGATGAGGAAACACAAAAACACATATACGAATCTATCTGTGAAAAGTTAATACTAAAGTATGACTCTGCTCAACTTGGTATTGATGATGTAACAACAGAAGATGAGTTTGCGGATGAGTAAATCCGATAAGAATCTATTAACAAAAAGATTCTATGAAGTTAAAGAAGAGATTGACGTAAATCCAGAAACTAAGAATCTAAACGACCATGTTTTATTGGTTGATGGTTTTAATACATTTATTCGTAGTTTCAGCGTCAATCCATCTTTAAATGAGGATGGTGCTCATGTTGGTGGTTTGGTGGGGTTTTTAAAATCGATAAGATATACAATTAACAAGTTTAAACCAACTCGTTGTATTATTGTATTTGACGGTAAAAACTCTTCTAAACCACGGCAAAAAATATATCCACAATACAAAGCTGGTCGTAAAGTTAGAAGCAGACTAAATCGTCTTGTAGATTGGGGTGGAGGTCCACACAATGAACGAGAAAGTATGGGAATGCAACTTAAACGACTAGTTGAGTATTTGGAATGCTTACCACTAACTATTGTATCTATTGATAACTTGGAAGCAGATGATATAATGAGTTATATTCCTAGTGTTGTTCTTAAAGACAGTAATTTTACAATAATGTCTTCTGATAAGGACTTCTATCAGTTAGTAGATGAAAGGGTAAAGCTTTATTCTCCAACCAAAAAAATACTATATGATAGAGAATTAGTGAAAAAAGAGTTTGGAGTTTACCCGCAAAATGTGTTAACTTGTAGGGTGATAGATGGGGACAAATCGGATGATATACCTGGAGTAAGAGGTATAGGTGTCAAAACCTTAGTTAAAGAGTTTCCATTGTTAGTAGAAGATAGAACCTTTACAACTAAAGACCTTTTGGATATGGCTAACTCTAGGGATACTAGAATATCAAATATGATAAAAGATAATGAATTAATAATAAAGAGGAACTACCTATTAATGCAGTTATCAAATCCTGATATAAAAAATCAGACAAAACTAAAAATAGGAGACTCGGTCAGAGGTATGGCGCCAAGTTTAGTAAAATATCAGTTGCAAACTTTGTTTGTAAAGGATAAATTATGGGGACAAATACCTAACTTTGATAATTGGATAACAGAGTTTAATATCCTTGACCATTATTGGAAAAATAAAAAATGAGTAAAACAAAAAACATTTCAGAATTTGGATATAGCTTTCAGACAAAGTTTATTGTTTGTTTGATAACCGATAAGCTATTCTTAGAACAAATTGTTGATATATTAGATGAGAAATATATTGATAATGATGGATTTAAGTGGATTGTAAAACAAATAAGAGAATACTACCAAGAATATAAAACAACCATTACAATGGAAGTTTTTAAGATTAATGTAAAAGAAGTAGAATCTGATTTATTACAAGTAAATATAAAAGACTCTCTTAAAGAAGTTTTTAAGAGTATGGAAGCAGAAGACTTGGAGTGGATTAAAGATAAAGCATTAGAGTTTCACAAAACACAAGTATTAAAAGATGCTGTTATCCAATCAGCACAAATATTAGAAGTAGATGGTAATACAGATGAGATAAAAGCACTTATTGACTCTGCTATGCAAGCTGGTGTAGAAAGAGATTTAGGGCATGACTATTTACAAGATATAGAAGAAAGATATGAAGAATCTGCTCGTATAACATCACCAACACCTTGGGATATAATGAATGAGTTGATGCAAGGTGGTTTAGGTGCTGGAGAACTTGGTGTTGTAGTTGCTCCTGCTGGTATTGGTAAATCTTGGGTGTTAAGTTCTATGGGTGCTTACGCTCTATCACAAGGACTAAATGTAGTTCATTATACATTAGAATTAAATGAAGCATATGTTGGGTTAAGATATGATAGTATCTTTAGTGGTGTAGAAAGTCAAAACCTTAAATACCACAAAGAAGAAGTGATGGAAAAGTTATTTAAGTTAGAAGGTGATTTAACCATTAAATATTATCCAACAAAATCTTGTACAGTAAATACACTTTCTGCTCATCTTAAAAAAGTAGTTACATTTGGTAAAAAAGTAGATATGGTATTGGTTGATTATGCTGATATTATGAAAGATATTGGTAAAGCAACAGAAATGAGACATGCTCTTGGTAATATCTATGAAGATTTAAGAGGTATGGCTGGTGAATTACAAGTTCCAGTATGGACAGCTTCACAAGCTAACAGAAGTGCGTTAGATGAGGATGTTATTGAGGCTAGTAAGGTTGCTGAAAGTTACTCAAAGGTAATGACAGCAGATTTTGTTATGTCGCTAAGTAGAAAGATAGAAGATAAGATAGGGAACACCGGTAGATTTCATGTAATCAAAAACAGATTTGGTCCTGATGGTTTAACTTATCCAGCAAAGATAAATACAAATATTGGTAAAATAGAAATATTTGAAAGTAATTCGGTTCAAGGTAAGGGTGTTCAACACAAAATAAACAATAGAGACAATCAAGTTAAAAGTATGTTGTCTGCTCGTTATGAGGATTTGATGAGTGAATAATAATCCTACTATATTAACGGATGTTTTTGGTTTTGATAAAGATGAAGTAGAATATGAAAAAGTAACTTCTGATTTAAGAGGACATGATCCTGAATATGGAATAGAAGTTATTTTTAACTATTGGAGAAAGAAAGGTTTTCCACATTATCAGGTTAGAGAAGATGAAAAACATAGTATGATGAGAAAACTACAAAGGTTTGATACTGATACTATTTTTAATGATAATAAAATAAATCAAACTATGCATGGATTGAGATTAGCTTGGACTTACTTTCCACATTGGGTTGATATACAATGTGGTAATGCTCCAAGAACACCGATGGATACATTTATGGATGATGATAAACTTAAAGCTGTTATCAAAAAATGTTGGAGATGGTGTTCTACTCAATTTGCTGGAGAAGAGGGTATTGATAAAAACAGATTTAGAGAAAATAGGTTTAGACAATCCTTAAAAATCTATACAGGTACACAAGCCGTAAGTAATTTCCGACCAACTGCTGCTAAAATGATATATGAAAAGTTTGGTGGTGATGTTATTTGGGATATGAGTTGTGGTTGGGGTGGTAGATTACTTGGATTTTTAGCAAGTTCAAGACCAAAGTATATTGGTACAGAACCATCAAGTTTAACATTTGAAGGTTTACAAAAAATAAAAAAAGATTTTTTTTACTTGACAAAGTCAGTAGAATTACATAAATTAGGTAGTGAAGAATTTAGACCAGATGCTAATTCTTTGGATTTGTGTTTTACTTCACCACCTTATTTTGATACGGAAAAATATAGTGATGAAGAAACTCAAAGTTTTAAGAAATACCCAACAAAGGAAGAATGGATAAATGGATTTTTATACAAAACAATTGAAAACTGCTATAACGGACTAAAAGGTAATAAATATATGTTAATCAACATAGCAAATACACCGAAATACAAGTTTATAGAAGAAGAAACCATCAGAATTGCAACTGAATTAGGGTTTAAACAAGAGCAAACAATAGAACTAACTTTATCAAGTATAATGGGTGCTGGATACAAGTATGAACCGATATTTTGTTTTAAAAAATGACATTTATCAGAAAAAGAAATAGTTGAGCTAATATTTATGATAGACCTCCACACAAAATCGTTAACAATTAAACAGGAATTAAGTATATGAGTAAGAAGTTTGTATTATCGGAAAATTTTATAGCAAAATATAAAAGAAAAAAGGCGCCATTTGGTTTTAATGGTCTAGGTGAATTGGTTTATATGAGAACCTATTCAAGAATAAAAGAGGATGGAAAAAATGAACGATGGTGGGAAACCGTTCAACGAGTTGTAGAGGGAACTTACTCTATGCAAAAAAATCACATTGATTCACATCAATTAGGGTGGAATCCGTGGCAAGCTCAAAAGTCAGCACAAGAGATGTATGAGCGTATCTTCAATATGAAGTTCTTGCCACCTGGTCGTGGACTTTGGGCTATGGGAACTGCCATAACCGAAGAACGAGGCTTATACGCCGCCCTTAATAACTGTGCTTTCGTATCAACAAAAACAATCAAAGAAGATTACGCTAAACCTTTCTGCTTCCTTATGGATGCTAGTATGTTAGGTGTGGGTGT